ATATAACGGATGCGCCCCCGCGTGGCGCAGTACCTCGTCAACCTCAACCCCGATATAATTGGCTATCTCTGCGGCCTCAGCCACACTCATCTTTCTACGACCGCGCAACATCAGGCTCACCGCAGCTGGGTCCAACCGCAATCTGGCCGCAAGCTGGCGCTGGGACAATTGTTTGTCCGCAAGGCGATCCTGAAACCATCGCGTGTCTATTCTCTCTTGGACATCAGTGTTCACGGTTTACCCCTCGGAGTCAACGCTACAGTTGTTACCGTAACATCAGGCTGTGGACAAAGCAAGCGCAACTGTCAGATTCTCAATGGTATTTTATAAATACACATAAAATCGCATCAAAGGGGTTGCGGTAATCACAATGTTTTGATAACCTTAGCTCAACAACACTTAAGATTTGAGAGGAACAAATCGTGCCGAAACAGCGCAACCTAGGCCAGTTTGGCCGCCCCACTTACAATCAAGCCGCCAAGGTAATCGCGCGGTTTGGCTCTGAGGCCAAGCTGGCCAACGCGATTGGCATTAGCAGGATCAGCTGCTTCCGCTGGCAGTACAAGAGGCCTGCGGGAAGTGACGGGTTAATCCCAACGCTTCAGATCGCCAAGATTAAGGCGGTGGCCAGAGCGGAGGGCATTCTCATCCGCGATGAGGATTGGGTGCCTGAAATCAACAATTGGGACGGTGAGACGGGCGAGCTGGCCAAGGTTACCCGCAAGCGCAAAACCCTGGCCGAGCTGTTGTCATGACCCGCGTTATTCTGGGTATCGACCCTGGCGTGCAAGGCGGCTTTGCTATCCTGGACGCCGAGACAGGCAAGTTGGTGGACGCGCAACCGTTTCCTTTAACGGATTCTTTTTACCGTGGGAAAAGCGCCAAGCGGCTGGATGGGTACAAACTGGCTACGCTGCTGGATCACCACATGGCCTTGGCGGATGGGGAGATGCAGGCCGTGGTTGAGGCGGTGAGTTCCCGCCCGCGCCAGGCTGGTCAATTTCAGTTCGGCATCAACACCGGCATTATTCATGGCATCCTTTATGCGCATGGCATTCCATTCACGCTGGTGGCGCCTGCCACCTGGAAATCGTTTTTCGGGATCAAGCGTGAGGAAGGCGAAACCAAGCAGGATAAGAAGTCGGAGGCCAGGGAGCTTGCGGCCAGGCTCTACCCCGAACACGCCGACAAGTTCCGCCGCATCAAGGACGATGGGGTGGCGGAGGCGGTGCTTATCGCTTTGTCCCGCGTGGGGCAATGACACAACAAACAATGGAGGAAACCAATGACTAAAATTAAAAACATATACGGCGAAGTGATTTTCACCAGTGCCAATCGTAATGACACGTCCAAGGAGTCTGTGGAGCAAGCTGTGGAAGCCAATGTTAGTTTGATGAAGGCTAAACTGCGGGATGCTAACCTGCAGGAGGCTAACTTGCGGGGGGCTAAACTGCGGGAGGCTGACCTGCAGAATGCTGACCTGTGGAGGGCTAACCTGCAGAATGCTGACCTGTGGAGGGCTAACCTGCAGAATGCTGACCTGCGGGGGGCTGACCTGCAGGACGCCCAAATGCAGAGGGCTGACCTGTGGGGGGCTAAACTGCAGGGGGCTAACCTGCGGGGGGCTGACCTGCAGGGGGCTGACCTGGGGGGGGCTAAACTGCAGGGGGCTAACCTGCACAATGCAAAAATTACAATAGGAAACAGAGTGTTTACACTTAAGGAGGAAACAAATGTCGCGCCTGAGGTTTGGAAATACGGCCCTGTTTTCAGCAAGCTGTACAGAGCGATGCGGGGTTTTGGTGGCCGGCGCATAAAAGCGCCTATTGTAGATTTATTTTTTAGGAAGGACTGATGGGTAAACTTATTCTTGATTTGTACGAGTCGCTTTGGCTGGATGAAAATGGCGATTTGCATTTTGTTTCAATGAATGGCGGCAGAGCTGGGGCGAATTGGCGGTTAATAGCAACGAACCCTGACCTTAGAGGCAAATCAATCGAAATTTCACAGGAAAACGGGGAGAACGACTGATGACTGATAAACCAACACCAATGCCCGATGAGATGGTGCGTGGTATGATAGAAAATAGCAATGAAACGCTGAAAGCAATAAAGGAAATCCGTGGCGGAGATAATCTACCAATCAGATATTTAGTGGGGCTTGCACCTGAGGGGTGTCCCAACCCAATGGTACCGATTCTTCCATCTGGAGAATGGGGCGGGATGTGTATTGGTGAATATGAACCACAAAGCACTGAAAGGACTGATTGATGACAATAAAAACTAACTGGAACGAACCTGGTATAAGGCTGGCTAGCGAGGGTATAGCTGGGCTTCTTCACCGACGGGTGGCCTTTACCCTTCGCGATGCAATCATGGAAGTAAGGGAGCGGCTATCGACCGCACGCGAATTCAACAAACCAAGTAAATTTTATCGGTATATATCACCAGTGGGGCGCATTTCAAATCTCAACTCAGATTGTTTGAGGGTTGCTAAAATTGAATTGGTAGAAAAGAAGTTGGTAGAGCTTTTGGTTTTTGTTCTTGATTGGGAAAGGGATACGCTTGATGACTAACAAAGAAATGATAGCTACGGAAGTGCGAGCCTATTGGGAAAAATTAAAAAGGCCGACTACCCCCGCAATACCAACGACCGCCGCCGAAGGCGTTATAATTATTCTTCATAACTCAGCAAGCGGCGCTGAAGCTGTTGTGGCCGAGTTCACCGATAAAAAACTTAGGGTTCTAGCTTTGAAAGACGGAGAAGCTAAAATCTTGAAACAGTTCGATACACCTTTTGACTTGGAAGAAATCTTTGACTTAAAAGTTATGATTTGGATGCCCACCGAGTGGACTTTGTGCGCGGCAATAACCCACCCCGATCACCCCCCTATGATTTTGCATTGGCGCGCAATAATCGGCTGGTCTTTCACATCTTTCGCAAAATTTGGCATTTGTTAAAAAGAAGAAAGCAAACTTATGACTAACACAAACAACACCCTCGCCGACACGTTAAACGAACGTGGCAAGCGCTACGGCAATTTTGCTGACCAGGCGGCCATCGCACAGGCGATCAAAGCCGCCATGTACAGCGCCTGCGACTCATCCAAACTTGCTCCCGATCAACGGGAAGCCTTGGCCATGATAGCCAACAAGCTCGGTCGTATCCTGAATGGAGACCCGAACTACGCCGACAGCTGGATGGACATTGCTGGCTACGCGAAGCTGGTGGCAGACAGATTGGAAGCTGTAAGCGGCGAAAAATCTACAACATCTAATCTGTAAAAAGATCATCGAACTTTATGCTTGAAACACCCTTCCCCTATCAGTTAGACGGCGCAGCGTTCCTATCAAAAATGCCACAGGCCTTGTTGGCCGACGAGATGGGGCTGGGTAAGAGCGCGCAAGCTATCATCGCGTGCGACCTGGTTGACGCAGAGAACATCCTGGTTGTGTGCCCCGCCGCCGTGCGCATCAATTGGTCGCGGGAGTTTGACCGATTCAGCGACCGCCGCAGGCCGTGCACGCTGATCCTGACAGGTAAAGACGCGCCTGCGCCTGGCGTTAACGTCGTGTCCTACGACCTGCTGGCCAGCAACGAGAAGCTGCGCAACAATCTGAAGTCGCGGGAGTGGGACGTGCTGGTGATTGACGAGGCGCACTTCCTGAAAGAGCGCAGCGCCAAGCGCACGAAGGTTTTGTACGGCCACAACCAGCACCCAGGCTTGATGCACAAAGCCAAGCGCACATGGCGGTTGACTGGCACGCCCATGCCAAACAACGCCTCAGAGCTTTACACCCATTTGCGATCAGCGAAAATTGTCAACCAACCCTATTGGGATTTTGTGTACCGATTTTGCGCAGGCTTCGACAGTGACTACGGCTACAAAATTACAGGCCACAAGAACACTGACGAACTCAAAGCATTGCTAAACCAATTCATGTTGAGACGAAAGAAGGATGACGTCATGAAACAATTGCCCCCCATCACCTTTTCAGAAGTGACTGTTGATCGTAGCGAAGTCCAGCTCGACCCGTGGTTCTATGAGAACTGGGTGTCGATAGGCGTGCCCGCGTTCCTCGATAACCTCAAGAACATTGACGAGAGTCTGAAGACCAGCCTGAACGCAATCAGAAGCGGCCACCACCACACCAGCAAGGATAGCCTGGAGCTGCTCAAAGCATATTCGAAAAGCACCTCAACGCTGCGGCGCTACATCGGCCTGGCCAAACTCCCCCGCGTCATCGACATCCTGAAGGAAGAACTTGAGACAGGGCAGATTGATAAGCTGGTCATTTTCGCCGTGCACAAGCAGGTCATTGACGAGACGCGAGACAAACTCCGCAAGTTCAAACCTGTCACCCTCTACGGCGGCACGCCCACGGCCAAGCGCCAGCAGAACATCGACAAGTTTCAGAACGAGCCAAGTTGCAGGGTGTTCATCGGCCAGATTGTGGCGGCGGGCACCGGCATCACATTGACCAGTGCGCGGGAGGTGGCCTTTATCGAAGCCGATTGGGTTCCCGCGAACAACGCCCAGGCAGCAATGCGCTGCCACCGGGTGGGGCAAACCAGACCTGTGCGTGTGAGGTTTTTCACATGCGCTAGTTCCGTGGACGAGGACGTCATGCGCGTCGTTGTCCACAAGACAAGAGAAATTGCAAAAATCATGGATTGACAGTTGCGATATTCTCAAGTCATTGTTACACTCTCAACATCACGAAATGGAGATGCAAATGCAAATCACCGTAACCTTCGACACCGCTGACCTGACAGACAATAAAATCCTGTCGGTGATGCTTGCCAATCTTGAAAAGTTGGCGAACGACGAGCCGCCTGTGGCCAACGACACCAAGAGCCGCGCGCGGCGGGTCAAGATACAGACCCAGAAGCCTGAGCCTGTGCAAGCTGAGGTCGTAGAGGAAGAACCCGCAAACGACGACCAGTTGGTTTTGGATTTGGGCGACGAGCCTCAGCCTCAACCCCAGCTGGACGCGAGCGAGCCTGCCACCTACACGCTGGATGACATCCGCGATGCGTTGCAGACCTACACAGCGGCCAAGGGCGTACCCGCTGGCGTCGAGCTGCTTAAGAAGTATGGGGCGGTTCGTTCAAGCGAGTTGGCCGAACAGCACTACGCCTCCTTCATCAAGGAGTGCGCATCATGAGCAGCACGTTACGTGGTTACGACAGGCATAAAAGCGACTATTACGTCACGCCTAAATGGATAATCAGGGAGCTGTTTGACGCCCTCCCTGAACTGTTCGACGACATGGACGGGAGGCTGGCGTTAGACCCATGCGCAGGTGGCGGTTCAGTCAATCTCAGTGAGGTCTTCACCATGCCTTACCCCGACGTGTTGGCGGAATACGGGTGGGATGACGTGATTACGCTGGACATAAGAGAAGATTCGCACGCGGACATCAAGGCGGATTTCCTGACCTGGAACAACCCTGACAACCTGGACTTCGACCTGATTATCACGAACCCGCCATTCGCTATCGCCGAGGAAATAACCCGGAAGGCGTTGGAACTGGTGGATCAGGAGAGCGGCAAGGTCATCATGCTGCAACGATTGAACTGGCTGGGCAGTGCGGCGAGGGATGACTTCTTCACCGACTACCCACCCACCACCATCGTGATGCACGCGCGCCGCCCGTCTTTCGGCGGCACGTCGTCAACAGACAGCGTGGAGTACGCCCATTTCATCTGGGACAACACCGACCGCTCGGGCGTGACAAACTTTGTGCGTGTCCGCGCTGACAACTCTAGGAGTAAGACGGAGTGAGGATTAACAGATGCTTTGGAAACTGACGCACCGCTTGTTTGGTTACGATTACCTCGCCTGGAAGAGTTTCAACTCAGGCGGTGTAGCGCGGATTCGCAGGTCAAGGGACGGTGCGGTCTATTTCATGGACGACCACAACGAGCCGCAGCAGTTGCTTGGGTACCCCGCGTTCTATCTTCAGGACGGTTTCGGCGGGGTAGTTTTGTACCATGTGTTGTTTCTGACTTGCTCGCCAGAGAAGTATCTACCACGTTGCGATTTTCGCACTTACCATTGAGGATTT